TAGACCATTGTTTTTTACTTACTACTTATTCTTTCTTATCCTTTATACCTGTCATTGACAAAGTGACATTCTCCTTTTCTGGAAGAACATCTTTAATTGCCGTGAGGGCACCATCAAGTTGGTTTGGATCTCCATTGAAAAAGTTTGTTAGACCCTCGGTGACACTCTTCTTGTTGAAAGTAGCCTTCTTTATGGTCTTCTTAAGCTTAATCTTACCCTTCTTGAGGTTGATTGTATCTATTTCCTTGGTCATCATGGATGATTTCAATTTTTCTTTGAGTTTCTTCTCAACATTTGTTAAAACTTTCAAATCATCCCTAGCATCGCTAATTTGCTTATTAACTTCGAGAAGCTCCTTAACGACATCACTGATATCTTCCTGTTGTTCTGACATTTTATACTACAAACTGACTAAATCTTTAAGTAAAGAGCTTACGCTGCATCAAATCTGGGACAATTGTGCTGTTGTTCCAAGTGTAAACATTCTTTGGGTTCGATGGCTCCGCGCGGAGGGACTGGTTGCTGTTGCGGAGGGTGCCACCGATGGTTTCTGGGAAACCGATTTGTTCACGGGGGTCCATGAAGTTTTGACCCTTGAGGACGTCTTCTGGAGCAAATTGTCCAAAGTCCTCCTGGGACGCAACTTCACGAGGCAAAAGGCTGGAGGCCAAACCAGTACCAGCCTTCATCTCACAACGTGGGATGACGTTGTTATTAGCTGGTTCTTGTTCGGAACCTTCCAATTCTTTGAGCTCATAGCCTGATTTACCCAAACCAATAAATTTAAGCAAATCTGTTCTGGTGATGATGTACACCAAAGCGAGGATGGCGAGCACCTTCATGAGTGTATCACGACCTTTATTCATCTTTATATGTTATGGATAAAATATTTTTAACGAAAAAAGATGAAGGATTAATTAATTAGTTTATCGGCGACGGCGACCACGGGCGGCAGCCTTGCGATCTTCTTCCGCAGCTTCGGCTTCGGCAGCCGCGGCGTCATCACCGCATCCACCCGCACCTGGGCGAACCTTCGCGAAGGACTTGCGCTGGGTCCAAACGAGGGCGGCGAGCATTAGGAGGACAAGGATTGGGAAGTTTCGGCGGAGCATTTTGTTAACAGTCGCAACCATGTTTTTTTTATATAATATATATAGAAAAAATTTAGGTGTCATAAACCAAATGGTCGGAACTTATATTACCCAATTCATTTTCTGGTCTGAATTTTATGTTTTTTTCTGGAAGGTTGCTCCTGAATTTTGATGAATATATACTATTTGTGTTGGGTGTTGTCACGTGATAAATTGGATGAACTGGGTTCTTCCCCTGGAATACATACCTCTCCTGGGAATAGTTTGACATACTGAAATTTAATGCAATATATATTAAAAAACCAATCATGATCAAATAGAAAAACCTATTGTTATTCATTTATTATATATAACTATTTTACTCTTCGTCATCATCTGAAATTTCATCGGAAATAACACATTCTTCTGGATATTCTGGTTCCTGGGGTTCCTGGGGTTCCTCTGGTTCTGGTTCTGGTTCCTGTTGGGGTGGGACAAGACGAATTTGAATGATATTCCAAATTGGTCCAAAGGTCTTCTTGGCGAACCAAATTCCAGCGAATTCAAGTAGAACATCAGCCTTCTTGGTTTCCTTGATAATGTCAAATGGGATTGATTCCTTTTCTGGGTTAAATACCCGAGAAGCAGAAATCTTATCAGCGGTCAAAACATTCTTTGTTGCAGATGGAACATAGAGAGACTTGAGCTTATCAAGCTTCATTTCCTTCTTAAACCATTCACCTGAACGTTCAGTTGCAGTAGAAAGATTTTCTTCGTCAATAACCTTAATCTTCTTTGAGTTCTTCATATGAACTTCAACCTCTTCACCCAAATCCTTTACAGATACACACTTCAATTGAATCAAACATTTCTTGTCTTCATCTGTGCGAACCTTGACAATGTAAGTGCCATCTTCATCTCGGGTTGGGGTGTTGTAAATCATTATTACTATTTCATATAATTACTTCTTTAAACCAACATATGGGATCATAGCTGATTTTTCAAATAATGCTTTTGGTATATGTTTGTCCCTACTCTCTTTAAAGCCATACAGTTCGGGTTTGGTGGGGACATTTAATTTTTTATTGTCCGCGTTTGAATTATATCTATATTTATACTCATCTTTCACATATGCATTAGATGTATTCTTTACCCACTTTGTTGTTTTTCTATTAAACCTCATATTAGATTGTGTTTCCTTGTATCCCTTTATTTTTTCATTAGATGCATATGTTAATTTTTTCAATTTTTCGGATGAGGGCTTTGTTGTGTATAATGCATACTTTTGGGGATTTACTCTGAGTGCTTGGGACAAACTTACGGTGCCATCTGATTTTATTGATTTTTTAGCAGTCTTGGGAATAGATGATCTCTTGTACACATTAAATAGAGAAGACACAGAACCTGGTTTTATTACACTCCCCAATTTTGTTTTCGTGAGACGGAATATTCTCATTCTATCTTTCTGAACTTTGTGTGGTCTCAAACCAAGGGACTTCATCAAATAAATATCCTCAATCAAAAATATTGTCTTGGCGATTGTTATGTTTTTGTTATTTACAAGTTTCCCTTGTCTGTTTCTATATATGATACCACTCTTACTTATTGTTTCACCAACTTCATACCCAAATTCACCAGGTCTCATAAATGCAATATCTAAAATACCACCCAAATTATGTTTCATAATTTTTTTATCTTTAGGGGAAAAATAATTAAGTTTCAAATCCAATGCAAATATTTCAACATCTATTAAAACATTTTCTAATGCTGGTTTATTTGTCTTTGAAGCTTTCTTCTTCTGCTTCAATGTATACCTTCTGGTGACATATGGACCTTGGGATGGGAACCCAATACCTAGGAACCGAGCTAATTTATTTTTTGATGAAAGTCTTTGTTTTATTTTTGTTCCATATGCTTGTGAAACTTCTCCAAGTTTATCCCAAAGTATAAGTTTTAATGCTTGGAGTTTTCCGAAAAAGTTTTTATCAACTTTAAATCTTGGAATAAATTTTGTGTCAATATCAGAAGTGACAACTCTCTCGTCCAAAAGTAAATAATAATTTACAGCATCACCACCAGTCAATATCATATCTCCAGATTTCTTGAGATACAAAGTAAGCTTACCAATAATATCATATATGATATCTCTTAATGTATCAGTTACATAAGCATAAACCATATTTTCAAGTTCTTTGTCACTATATTTAGAAGCTAGTCTACTTCTAAATTTTTTAACATTATCTTCATCATAATATTGTTTAAGGAGCTTGTCCTTGAAAAATAAATTATCATTCATATAAACATTTATAATTTCCTTGGAATACAAACTTTCATCCATATTATTATATACATATATAAAAATGGACTGTAAAGAATTGAAGTGCTCAGGTTTTGACCAATTACGAAAGTGTAGATGCTACGCCAAACCTGGAAACGAAGAACAACAATATTGTGGATACAACAAGAATGGTCTTATAATACCCTGTGGTGTAGGTTGTTGTGATGGGGGATGCCCAGGGCAGTGTAAAGATGTCCCATTTAAACCACCGTTTTCATTTGATACAAATGTATTTAATGTTGAGGATTTTCCATTGTATCTTAAAGTAGCAGCACTACTAGTAATTGCACTTATAATCATCAGCACTTTACGCGCTTAAAGGAAAGCAATTATACTAAGATATAACCATGTCTTCCGAAGAGATCCAACAACTACAAAAAGATATCAAGTCCTTGACTAAGCTTGTTCGCAAAGTCTATAACCATCTCCAAGACCCCACAGGTGAAAAGGCTGCTGAGCGCGCTAAGAACAGTGCTCTCTTGCGACCAAAGCGTGTTTCTGATGAACTCCGAGCTTTCTTGGCTTTGGGTGCCGATGAAATGATCTCTCGCCCAGAAGTCACTAAGCGCATTAGTGCTTACATCAAGGAAAAGGGTCTTCAACACCCTGATAATAAGAAGGTCATCGTCCCAGATGACAAGCTTAAGAAGCTTCTTAAACCAACTGCTGATTTGACTTACCCAAGCATGCAGTCCCTACTCTCTCCCCACTATCTCCCAGATGAAGGAGCTACTGAAAAAACTGCAGAATCCAAACCTAAGGTGAAAAAGGCTGTGTCTCCAAAAAAGTA